GTAGAATTTCACATTCCAAACGGCAGTTGCGATTCCACCATAACGCACTGTCGCTGCATGGTGATAGAAGAATGCATAAACACGAGTATCGTCAAAAGAGTTCACCGTTACGCTTGGAGACAGCGTTGTTGGATTATCATCATCCTGAACCTCCATATCCGCAGTGCCACTTACTGCACTACTGCCGTAATATGGAGGCGGATACGGATCACCCCCAAGCCTGCCAGCCGAGACATCAACCCAAGCCCATTTCCCGCCAGCCAACGGCAAGAAATCATCCAAATCAAACGGCGGCCCGCTCACATCAGGCCATAGCCCTGTAGCCGTTTTGCCGCTAACCAGCACAGTTAGGTAACATGAAATCGCATCAAAAGGTGCCTCATCATCCCAGGGAATATCCCCGGGGGTAAGAGTCACTGTGAACACCGCGTTGTCTATTGCACTAGATATGAGGATATTCGCAACACCAGTAACAGGCACATCATCAAAAACGATACTCGCAGAACAGAGAACGATCGTCTTGCCTTCATCATCTTCCGTCGTATCGAATTCAAAGGTCGTGCCGGAGCCCCAGAATTCCTCCTCAGTTTCCGCATAGCCCGTCGTGACAGATGAAGCGTAAGTCCCTCCCCCCGCTAACCGCAAGCCAAGTGGTGCACCTTCAAGTGTTGCTGTCCACAGCAGCGATGACTCCTCGGGCTCTGGCGTCTTGTAGATATCATGATCGTACAATGTCGCCACACCGGCCGCGGCTCCGCCGACGGGAACACTCGCCGAAGCCGTCACGCCAAGCGAGTATTCCGGTTCGTACCCAGGCGGAGACGGCCCCGGGAATGGCCAGTCTATATCCCAGCCTTCCGGAACGTCCGGTGGACTCGCAACCGCTTCGGGTTTCGCCGTGTACGCACCACCCATTACGCCGTGTAATCTCCGTTGATCTTCACAACGTCAACCGCCGCCAGCCACCAAACGTCATCCGCAGTATTCGGCGTCACCTGAATACGCAAATCGTGATCCGGATCGTCGACGGTAACCGTGCCGAGTGCCGCACCGTAAGTGCTAATCTGAGTCGGGCCAGCAACATGTGCCGTGCCTGCACCGGCCGTGCGCGTAATGATACCCTCGATCACTTCGGCGTACGAATTCGCAGTTGAGTTGAGCTTCGTGCCGAGAATCTTGATAGTGTAAAACCATACATCGCCCTCCTCCAAGTCGAGCGTTTTCGTGGAACCATTCGTGAACAACTCCGTCTGCACCATTGCTGAAGTGGTATTACGAAGCAGATGCACTTGCCTTTGGGCATCTCCGCCTTCCTGGAAATATCCCGCCGAATGGGCCATGCCGCCGTAATGTCTAGATATCGCGTGATAGCCACCAGGAACGAAGCAAAAATTGTCCGAGCACGTATTGCTACTGCCGCCACCTATGGCAGTATAATTCCCGCTAGCAACTCCTAGCTGCCCGCCAAGAATGCAACCGTAAAGCGCACTTACGGTATTCTCGTCGCCCCCACCAATGAAGCCACGATTGGCGCTTATTTCGTTCTTGTAGCCGGCACAAATTGCACCACGACTGGACGTGGCCGTTACTATATTCTGCTCACCGCCGCATATAAGAGCGCTAACCCCCGCTGCGGTGTTCTCGGTTCCCCCGAGGATAGCTGCCGACGATCCAGACGCCACCTCAGTGGCGTTCAATCGCGACCTTTGGAAATCGACAGCGTAATCGCCACGAGCATTTCCGTCGGTATCCAGTTGAAGACCGCCGGTACCGTTAGGAAGAATGATGATACTGCCATTCGCAACACCAGTGGTGATTTGCTCGATAATCTCAAGCGCATCACCGGACTGAATCTGTTCAATGAGACCAGAATTAAGGACGAGTGCTTTTCGATTAGACATGTTTGCCCCCCTTCTTCACCGTTACTTCTTAATCGGCAATTGAATTGCGAGTTTCAGCTCCGTTTCGGACAGAGCAACGCCTATCGGAACGCAAAAATCATCATGCGGCACAGTATGAAGCCGCCCACCAGTGTACAAATAATACACCGCACCGGTCGTAAGGCTTGATACGCTACCGTATAGCACGTAGGGCCATTCCAATGAGGTGCACTCTATCACTCCGTTCGTCATGATATCGCCATGCCCAACAGGGGCGTCCACGATATATTCGTTAGCCAAACCAATCACAGTTACTTCATCTTCATTTGCAGGATTGGCCGCAATGAAACAGCCCGCATTGTCCGAATCAGCGCAAACGGGGTATCCCTTAGGGACATCGTGCTCTTCGGAATTGTACAAATCAACAAGTGTTGACATCCGCGCCTCCCTATAGAAGAACCGAAGGTTGAATAGATACGTTCATCTTTGTTGTCGAGAGCGCTTGCCCAACGCGCGTAACGTACTGACTGTCAGTCGTTGGCGCAGTCGATGTTAGCGCACCAGCAGTGCCGGCACTCAGAAAGTAAATTGCCCCGGCTGTTAATCCTCCAGCGCCACCCGTAACGGCATCCCACTGGGCAGTCGTAGCCGTAATAGCGCCACTCGTGACAATCAATCCGGAGGCAGAATCGGCAATTGTTGTCGGCAGAACCAGACCAAGTACCACCTTGGTCGCTGCGGCATCTGCCTTAGCCAGCTTCACATTGCCAGCAGCACTCACGTACACTGCCTGCCCGATGGCAATTGACGATCCTTGATCGTTGGTCATCTCAGTCGTGCTGGTGTCCGGAACACTTGCGCCAGTATGCGTATGCCCCGGATCGGCACCACTTGAGACATTAGGGCCAGTTATGTCCCCTGTAACCCCAAGCGCCCCGCTCATGCTAATACTGCCATCCGTTGCCAAGTGAAGCTGTCCGCGATTGCCAGAGGTATAGATTCCAATCGGTCTCGAAGTGCCTGTGCCGCCGTGAAGTGCGTCCATGGCAAATTCAGCGTTTCCGGAATCGTATCTGAATTCCAACAACTCCCCATTAGTTGTGGAAGTCGGAGACCCCTTTGCCCAAATGGTAACACCTACATCATCCGAGCTATCCCCATCCTTTGTGAACAAGTCCAGGAAGAATTGCTGGCCAGATGTTTGAGGCTGAATTGCCAAACGTGGTTTGTTCCCGCCACCCGAGACGGAATTGTCACGAAACAGAAATTCATGCCCAGCCGGCTTGAGAGTTACACCACCGCCGGTCTCGACACGAAACTGACCACGATTGCCTGACGTGTAGAGGGTAATCGTACGCACCACGCCAGTCCCGCCCGCAAGCGTGTCCATTGCGAATTCATTGTTGGTCGCGTCATAGCGGAACTCAAGCAATTCAGCATTGGTGTTATTTGTGGGCAAGCCCATTGCCCAGACAACAACCCCTATGTCGTCCGTCCTGTCTCCGTCCTTGGTGTACAGATCAAGAAACGTCTGGTCTCCAGAAGTCTGCCCTTGGATTGCCAACCTACAACGATTGCCGCCGGCAGAAACGGAATTGTGCGTAAACAAGAATTTATGTGTCGCCGGTTGGAAATTGAATTCGCCAGAAATGTCACGAGTACCATCAGCCAGGAAGTATTGCGTATGATCGTCGTCCGCCAATCCCCCGACCCCGCCGTGGTCGACATCTGCCGAAGAATCAAACAAGCCCAGCCCCGTATGGGCAGCAAGGTCGTGATCGGACAGGACATTCGCAATCGTATTCGGGAGCGATAGGTGTTCGGCTGCAACGAAGTCGCTGAAACCATCGTGATGGGCACCACCAACCATGGCTGCCCCGGCTGCCGCCACGTTCGCAGCATCAGTCACGTCTGCACCAGCTTCGATACCGTCCAGCTTGGCGCCATCGACCGATAGGTCCCTGCCGTCAATCGTGATCAGCGCATCAACCGTCAAGTCTCCAGTGAGATTGCGAGTTCCATTCGCGAGGAGATACTGCGCGTGATCGTCATCGCCAAGTCCGGCAAGGCCGCCATGATCGACTCCTCCAGCTACCACTGAGAGCGTCGTATCTGTAATCGCAACCGTCGTACCGTCTGGCACCAGCCACTTGGCTGCGTTCTCACTCTCATCCCAGAAGAAAATACGATCCGCGCCAGGATCAGTAAGACTTTGAATACCAAGATGCGACAACGAGAGAGTTCTGCTAGCTTCGATTGTGCCTCCGCCCGTCAGCCCAGTTCCCGCCGTAATCGATACACCGGAATGGTCAACATGCTCCGCTGCTACGAAATTCGTTGTCGCATCATGGTCAACATCTGACGACTCATCGAAAAATGAATCCTCAAGCTGTTGTAAAGCTCGCCTTACCTCAACCGGACATGTAGGGTGCGGAATACGCCGAACAGCCACTACGGAATTCTCCTTCGGCCGGAGTCACGCACGGTAGCCAATACGTGCTCTACGGCCCACTTTCGACCCGAAGTGCCAGTAATCTTGAGCGCACAAGCTTGCCCGCGACCGGTATTATACACCGGATGATTCAGGCCAGCGCTCCACGTCCCGGTGGCATTTGCACTCGCAGTAACGACACCCTCGAAAGTGGATGCCACCTGGACAGCCCAGGTTGTATCCGCACTATCGAGCGCCATTACTGCTTCGAGTCGCGTGATTAAACCGAATCGCCCATCAGCGGCCAGGCCAATCGGGCCCATCATTGCATAACTCTCAAAAGCTGTACCGCAATCGGTTTCAGCAAGCTCACTGAACCTGCGTAAGTACCCGTCACGACAACCAAGTACCGCGCAAGAATCCTCAATAGCTGTTGATTGCAACGAGCAAGTGGTAAGCGGCTCGTGGTCGGAAGCCAGCGTCAGCGGCCAAAAGGTCTTGCGATCCCAATCAAACCACCAGTGCGTTCGCGCATTCGAGGAGTCCGGAGTCAGAAAAATGTGTACGCCATGATCATGCGTGTCATACTCCAAGGAAGCCGTTAGCATCTCTGGATTCAGATTCAGGAATTCCTCCGGCAATACCTTACGCGAAAGCGAAACAGGCATCGAATCGCCTCCTGGGGCGAGAGCGTAGAGCCCGTCGAGCGACAGAAAGATCAGTTCACCAGCAGGCCCGAGGCACCAGGAATTAGCGCCGATGATTCCAATCGTGTGACTCAGGGCATCCAGGCGACCGCCATAAGCTGGGTCTCCGCGCATTCTCCATAGGGACATGCGGCAGCCAATGATCAGGTAATCGTCGCTATGCGGGACCAGGGCCGTTATGGCTGTGCCGGGAACACCCGCCTCGCTCGAAGTACCGGCTACGGCTCGCTGCGAATCCGTCTGTGCATAATCCCAATCATCTGGATCGCCTTGTCTGCTCATGTACCAGACATGGGAAGCCGTATCCGCTCCCGCATACACGAGCCTGTCAATATACCTACACACCAGCGGACAACCCGATGGGACCTGACCAGTAGTTGCCGTGTGAATCGCAAGCGTATCGGCACTTGGATCATAGACTTTCGGCGCTCGTTCAACACGAAACGAACATGTACCGTCCCCCGGGGCCTCGGTAAGGGTAAGCGCACCAGCCGCGACTGCATCGATCTTATACGTGCCGGCAGTCGTATCGCCAGTCACATTAGAAATCACAACAACATCATCTTCCTTATCGATACCATGCGCCGTCCAATCTGCCACGCTTGCGGCATCCAAATCGCTTCCGGACACTTCGCCATCAGTGCCGTTTACGCGCAGTCCGTAATCTGCGATGTAGAGGTCCTGTCCGCTCTGCGCTGCCGTCAATAGAGCATCATCACGCAGCGTCAAGGTCGTTGCCGAAGCCGTCAGTGTCCCGTAGGTTTCCTCTCGGTAGAGACTACCACCAGCGGACGCAATAAGCATCGTGCGCGACCCACTGACTGTGCTCGTGGAGTAATACTGAACCCTGAACGTGTTAATCAGGCACATCCCTCCGTCAACTGTGCATTCCAAACCGAAGCCAACACGAGTCCCGGCATGCGTATCAACAGTCCCGTCCATGACTTTGGTTCCGTGCCAGTACACGTCAACGTCGTCGCCATCGACGACAACCGATAGCCAGCCCGGCATTGCGGCACCGGCAGTGCCATCGCAAGTGTCAACTTCCGTGTCGTCTTCTCCGTCGTACGACGTTAACGTTCCGGTGTACGCGCCAGTGCTACCCGTCATGGTGAGTTCGACGACAACCCCATCACTCGTAATATCCGGATCGGCATCGTCCATTCGCAAGTAGACTCGGTAGTCTCCGTGAAACGCACCATTGTACGGCGTGATGAACATCTCCACGGTGTATGAATTGGTCGTGTCGATGGATAGCGCATCGCGAACCACCTCGCCCTCGGCCGTGCTGGTATCCACGCTCGCCAGTGCTTCAGGCAGGATGCTCGGAACATCTTCGGCCCAGCCTGCTTGGGTCCAGACAGCCGCAAGCGATGTGCCAGCAAAATTGTCAGACCAGGCTGTGAAGTTATCGCCAAGAGCTAGAATCATCGGATGGAGCAATCGCACATTCGAGCCAATATCGGTGATGTGCGATTCGATCAGCCCCGGTCGACTTCCGCCCCGTTCGCGCCCTTCAATCGGCGCCATGGGGCGCACGTTCTTCAAGTCCGGGCTTGAGTAGGGAGGCTGCTGACGATAAGCTCCCCGTCTGTTTAAACCCGCCAAGGGGAAGAGAATATGCAGGTCTTTCTTCTTCGCCATCTCATGTTCCGAGAAGAAGCCGGCGGTCAAGGCACGTCAATGCCTCAACCGCCGGGAGTATAAACAACGAACCTTACGCAGCCGGTTGAATCCTGCCGGCCACTGCCACCTCTTCCTCTTTCTGTTCCGTACTGAAGAACGGTTCCAGGAAGGCGAGGTCTTGCGCCGAGAGCGAATTGCCTTCGTCCTCGTCAAGCCCCTCAACCACCTGATCGAGCGAATACTCAAAAGGCTGAACGTCGCATTGCGTTGCG